TACACTGAAATACTATGAAGCAGATACTGCTACTACACACACCTTGTTTAGTGGACATGCTGTAGACGGTAAAGGTTCAGAGTCTGTGTTTACAATTGATAAGCCTCTTTACATACATGAAGGCGATAAGATTATTATTGCTGCAGAAACTGCAAACACTCTTACTGTTGTTGTAGCAGCAGAAGAGTTCTATGACCCGAATAGGTAAAACCGATGGCACGTCAAGCCCCGACTAAACCAAAGAAGAAAGCGAAAAGCCGTGTAAACGAAGCAGGTAACTATACAAAGCCCACGCTACGAAAGCGTCTGTTTGAGAAAATCAAAGCTAGTTCTAAGGGAGGAAAACCTGGTCAGTGGAGTGCTAGGAAGGCCCAAATGCTTGCACGTGAATATAAAGCAGCTGGTGGGGGATACAAATCATGAATCGCTTGTGTCTATTTTTGTTCTTACTCATGTTACCCTTCGCAGCATATGCTGACACAAACACGGTAACATCAACCGTTACAGGCACAACAACTGTAGACAAGACACCACCTACAGCCAGTGCGCCAAGTGTGGTAATCAACAACCAAGACGTATGTAGTACAGCATCGTCTGCCGCTATCCAAACGCAGGTACTTGGTTTTGCTGGCGGTACAACCATTCGTGACATGAACTGTGAACGGCTGAAGCTGGCACGTTCTTTGTACGGTATGGGAATGAAGGTTGCTGCGGTATCTATGTTGTGTCAGGACGAGCGTGTATTTGATGCCATGATGATGGCTGGCACACCATGTCCGTATGAAGGTAAGATTGGTGCGGAAGCCAAGAAACTTTGGGAAGAGAACGGGCCACGGGATATTCATGTAGAAGAAGAGGATGCAATAGATGTCGATGAAGGCGTTGCTTTTGGGGCTGGTGCTTTGCTTCTTTTCCTCTTACTCTAACGCTTACGAGCAGCAGTATCAGCTAGGGGACACAGGACCAAACGGTGGCGTTGTAACGTCAGTCACAGTAGAAGAACTATATGTAGGCGAAGAGGTAGTTCAAGAGGGTGATTTCCTAGAGGTAACACATAGTTACGAATATACCGAAACAATTATTGAGGAAGTAGCAACAGAAGAGTATGTAACTACAACTACGGTTACACCTGTTACTACACCAAACTTAATCACTGACCCACTGGATGGGACACAAACAAATATCTACATTGTACCAGAGACAGGCAATAACTACGGTATGCCCGGTGCAGACTTTACCACAGGCAATCAGTCGCAAGGTGGTGGCAGTATAGTATATGAAGGTTCGTTGGAAGCAGAGAACCAGCAGAAGATAGAGTACGGTGTAACGGTATATTCACACTCTTCTAATACATATGTGCCAGAATGTGCTAATACAACAGGTGACTGCAAGGACGACTTCAAGGTTACGGTCAGTTTGTTTAACGATGGGGTGCTGGTAGATACCATGACCCATAGTTACACAGGGATAGATTGGTCAGGTAGCCGAGACTATTCTTGGTCACAGGATGTAAGCACTCTAACCTTTGACTACGGTACAATGGAACTGTACGGTATTGACAGAGGTTTCTATGGTGGCTACTATGGTCCAGGCTTTAGTGACCCCTTTGTACGTATGACATACAATATCATTGAACAGATTGTTCAGAAGGTTGTGTCCTATGTAGAGATGGAAACTATTAAGAAGACGGAAGAGTTTGTATACGAAAGTATATACAATCCACCGCCAGTAGAAATAATCAGCATTGACATTGAGCCGATTAACGATACGCAGTTTGAAGTAGAGGTTGTTGCTGAAAGTCTAGAGATAGAAGTTATTGAGGTATTTGAGGTTGAACTTGAATCGGTTGAAGCGGTATCTGAACTTGAAGTTGCTTTCGAGGATTTGGAAAGCGAAGTGGAAGAAATCCAAGTCGAGGCTTCAGTTGAGGATGAGGTGGTCGATGCGGAAGTTGAAGCGACTGAGCCTACTGAAGAACCTCAAGAGTCTGAGACAGAAGTTGCAGAAGTAGAGCAAGAACCAGAGGCTGAAGAAAAGCCTACGCAAAAAGCGGAAGCAAAGCCTGAGAAACGCTCAACTAGGTATTCAATGGTTTTAGACTCTATTAAAGTTGCCTTGATGGTACAGAACGAAGCAAACCAAGTATTCGCTGCGTATCAACAAGAAACAATACCTGACGTACCGTTCTACGATAGCACACAGATTGATGGCGGTACAAACTATGATAATCCTAATGCTCGATTCTTTACAGGGGCATCGGATGTTCTAATGGACGAATTGGTGGACATGCAATGGCAGAGGTAGAGTATCAAGGTATCAGGGTATCAGGTGGCAAGTTGCTACTTATACTACCACTGCTTGGCACATTAGGTGGCGGTCTTTGGGCTGGCTTTGAGTTTTACAAAGACTATATGAATATGCGCCAGCGCATTGAGAGTTATGTTGCCCCTGACCTATCAGCCATTGACCGACAGCAAGCGGTGATGGAAGAGCAGTTCGCTAGTGTAAGGCAGGAGTTTACATCTCTTAAAAAAGAAGATGACGCAATGGCTGAAGTAATCCGTACTGAAGTCAATAGCATGAAAGATACTATACAGGATATTAAGTCAGATATTTCTGACCTGAAGCGTGAACTTAAAGACGACATGGCTGCTATGTTTAAAATCATTGACAAGCAGGATGGTCGTAACAGGGACAATGTAGAAGATGTTCGTACTGTTATCAATTCTTTTGAGATTAGAATGGACGCAAAGATTGATAGGTTGGATGAAAAGATTGACACTCTTGAAGAAAACCTCGACAAGAAAATCAAGAGGGCATTAGATAATCCTCTGGCAAATGGTGGATAATATGGCACTTGCAAAGTCACAACAAAGCCTGAAGAACTGGACAAAACAAAAGTGGCGAACCAAGTCAGGCAAACCTAGTGCAAAGACAGGCGAGCGTTATTTACCAGAAAAAGCAATAAAGTCCTTGACAAGTGCCGAGTATGCGGCTACAACTAAGGCTAAGAGAGAAGGTACTCGCAAGGGGCAGCAATTTGTAAAGCAGCCTAAGTCAATAGCAAAGAAGACCGCAAAGTTTAGACGCACATGATATTTAAAATACTCATGGGAATACTATGCAGTCTTGTTGGTTTTTGGTTTGTGTATATGTTTGGCATGGCTATTGCAAACGATTTTTGTGGATGTGCAAGAGATATAGAAGCATGGTTAAGACAGGCATTATCCTTTTAATGTTGACATTTCTATCGGCATGTGATAGAATAGACTTTTCTGATATGACAACAACAGCAGGTGCAACAGGTGCTGCAATTCCAGCAGTAATGCTTACAACCAATCCAGTTGCAGTTGGCGGTATCGTAGCCGCAGGTGCGGTTGCAGGTGCATCATTAGTCGAGGACGATAAGAGTCTAACAACAGAACAGATTGCAGAAGTTGAGAATCCGTGGCAAGCACTGCTTGTAGCATTTGACCAAGTTCTAGCACACGCTTGGGAAATCGTTATTGCAATCGGTATTGCGATATTTGGTATCCCAATGATTATTACTTACATTCTTGGTAGGGGCAAGCAACGTCCAGAAGATGCCAAGGCAATCACTAATCTGGTAGATAAGATTGGCAAGATGAAGGATAACGACTAATGGCTCGTACTACTAAAGACAAAGAGAAGAAGAAAAAAGAATCTGCTATTGATATTGTGGGTGACTTTATTGCCAACACACTATTTGGCAGTTCTAAAAGACGGGAACTCTTTGGAACAAAAGATGGTGCGCTTTCTGCTGCCGAACTTCGCAAACGCTTTGGCGCAAATGATATGCGTAAAGGCGGCATGGTAATTAATACTACGGATAAGCGAAAGCCAAAATGATGTTTCCTTATACAGAAGAAGAGCAAAGATGGCTAGACAACTAAACGAAAAGCAACAGAAGTTTCTGGATGTCCTGTTTGATGAGGCAGGTGGTGATGTCGTGCAAGCAAAGAAGCTGGCAGGATATTCTGATGGTACGCCTACGACTCTTGTTATCAAAGGATTGAAAGAAGAAATTCTAGAAGCCACACAAATGTTTATGGCACGTAATGCACCAAAGGCTGCTATGGCTATGACAGGTGCGCTGTATGACCCAACTGAGTTGGGCATCCGTGACAAGATGACCGCAGCAAAAGAACTGCTTGACCGCACAGGTTTGATTAAGACAGAGAAGGTGCAAGTTGAAGCATCAGGCGGTGTTATGCTTATGCCACCTAAAGCACCAGTGGAAGACGATGAGTAGAACGGCTGGTCGGTTTAAATTACCACAACCGCTTGACCTCAAAGACGAAGAAGAGTGGATAGCAATCCCACGTATCGCACGGACTATTCCGTTTGGATACAAAGTTGAAGAAGAAGACCCTGACGTTCTTCAGCCCATACCCGATGAACTAGATTTGCTAGAAAAAGCAAAAAAGTATTTGAAGCAATATTCCTATCGTGAAGTAGCCAACTGGCTGTCTACAAATAGTGGTAGATATATTTCCCACGTAGGATTACGTAAGAGAGTTGGTGTTGAGCAAAAGCGTCAGAACAAAGCTAGAAGCCTCCGCATCTGGGCAGAGTATGCGCAAAAGGCAGTCGCCAAAGCGCAAACCCTCGAAGAAGCCCGTACAGGAGCAAAAGTCGCAGCCTCAGATTGAGGAGCGTGAAACTGTAGAGTACGAATCGCAGTCTGTGGAAGAACATGCCAATGTGCTGTTCAAACCAAACCCAGGACCGCAAACAGACTTTCTTGCCGCCTCTGAACGTGAAGTTCTATATGGGGGCAGTGCAGGGGGTGGTAAGTCATACGCCATGCTTGCTGACCCACTGCGATACATGGGCCACCCACAATTTAGTGGGCTACTGCTTCGACATACAACAGAGGAACTGCGTGAACTTATCTTCAAGTCGCAGGAGTTGTATCCGAAGATATGGCCCGGTATCAAATGGTCGGAAAGAAAAATGCAGTGGACTGCGCCATCTGGAGCGAGGTTGTGGATGTCATACCTCGACAGAGATGAAGACGTTCTGCGCTACCAGGGTCTGGCTTTTAGCTGGATAGGCTTTGACGAACTGACACAATGGCAATCGCCATACGCATGGAATTATATGCGAAGTCGTCTACGGTCCACTGCCCCTGACCTGCCCATCTTTATGAGGGCTACCACTAACCCAGGTGGGAGAGGGCATCATTGGGTGAAGAAAATGTTTATTGACCCAGCACCCTATAATGAGCCGTATGATGCAACCGACATTGAAACAGGAGAAGTACTCCGCTACCCAGCTGGGCATAGCAAAGCAGGAAAACCTCTATTTAAGAGACGCTTTATCCCAGCAAGACTGGCAGATAACCCATATCTATCAGACGCAGGGGATTATGAAGCCATGCTTCTCTCGCTTCCTGAACAGCAGCGTAGGCAGTTACTTGAAGGCGATTGGGACATCAAAGAAGGCGCGGCGTTTACTGAGTTTGACCGTAGCGTTCATGTTGTTGAGCCTTTCAATATCCCTACTAACTGGGTCAAGTTTCGTGCATGTGACTACGGCTATGGCAGTTTTACTGGCGTTGTCTGGTTTGCAGTATCGCCTAGCGAGCAACTTATCGTATATAGAGAACTATACGTCAGTAAAGTACTCGCCTCAGACTTGGCAGATATGATACTCGATTTAGAGGCTGGGGATGGAAATATCAAATATGGAGTCCTTGACTCTTCTCTTTGGCATAAGCGTGGTGATACTGGTCCTAGCCTTGCTGAACAAATGATTCAACGAGGATGTCGGTGGAGGCCGTCAGACCGTAGCCGTGGTAGTCGTGTAGCAGGTAAGAACGAGATACACAGGCGTTTACAGATAGACGAATTTACAGAAGAGCCTAGACTTGTTTTCTTTAATAGTTGCACAAACATTGTTGCCCAGCTACCGTCAATCCCGCTGGACAAAAAGAACCCTGAAGACGTGGATACCAAAAGTGAAGACCACTTGTATGATGCGCTAAGATATGGTATAATGTCAAGACCACGATTCAGTATTTTTGACTATGACCCACATGGTCGGCCTTCAGGCAGTATGCAAGTTGCGGATTCAACCTTTGGATATTAAGGATTAGAAAATGGAAGAAGATGACATCATCCTTGAAACTGATGCAATCTCACTAGAAGATAGTGAAGATAGCACGGTTACGGATGTAGATGTATCGCCCCTGATTGGTTTTGTTCAGGCGAACTATAATCGTGCGGAAGACTATCGCTATCAGGATGAAGAGCGTTGGCTGAAAGCATACCGCAACTATCGTGGGTTGTACGGACCTGACGTTCAGTTTACTGAGTCAGAGAAGTCTCGTGTGTTCATCAAAGTTACAAAGACAAAGACGCTTGCAGCATACGGTCAGATTGTTGACGTGCTGTTTGCTAATGGTCGTTTTCCTCTGTCCATTGAACCTACGGAACTTCCAGAAGGTGTAGTAAAGGATGTTAACTTTGACCCACAAAAGCCTGAACAGCTACGTGGTGAAACATCTCTGTCTTCTCCATATGGTTTCCGTGGTGACGGTAATGACCTGCCAGCAGGTGCTACTGCTAAGACACTAGAGAGTCGCCTTGGTCCTCTGGCTGATAAGTTGGCTGATGTAGAAGGACTTGAAGAAGGTCCAGGCAAAACACCCACAGCTATTACATTTAGCCCTGCAATGATTGCTGCAAAGTCTATGGAAAAGAAAGTCCATGACCAGCTGGAAGAGTCAGGCGCAAGTAAGCATATGCGTAGCACAGCCTTTGAGATGGCACTGTTTGGTACGGGTGTTATCAAAGGTCCGTTTGCTATTGACAAAGAGTATCCTAATTGGGATGGCGAGGGTAACTACAATCCTACCATGAAGACTGTCCCACAGGTATCACATGTATCTGTGTGGAACTTCTATCCTGACCCAGACGCAAACAACATGGACGAAGCGCAGTTTGTGATTGAGCGACATAAGATGTCTCGCTCTCAGATTCGTGCGCTGAAGAAACGTCCATACTTCCGTTCTAACGTAATTGATGAAGTCATCATGTTAGGCGAGAACTACGACAAGAAGTATTGGGAAGATGACCTGTCAGACTATGCACCAGAGCATGGCATTGACCGCTTTGAAGTGCTAGAGTATTGGGGTACAGTAGATACTCAGATGCTTGAAGAAGACGGTGTTACTATTCCTGACGAACTAATGGAGTTTGATGAACTTCAGGCAAACATCTGGGTATGTAATGGTAAACTTCTCCGTGTTGTACTGAATCCATTCAAACCTGCAAAGATTCCATATTCTGCTGCGCCTTATGAACTCAATCCTTATTCATTCTTTGGGGTAGGTATTGCAGAGAATATGGATGACACACAAACACTGATGAATGGCTTTATGCGTATGGCTGTTGATAACGCTGTACTGTCTGGCAATCTCATCGTGGAAGTTGATGAAACAAATCTTGTACCGGGACAGGACTTGTCTTTGTATCCGGGCAAGGTATTCCGCAGACAAGGTGGCGCACCAGGACAAGCAATCTTCGGCACGAAGTTCCCCAACGTGTCATCTGAGAACATGATGCTGTTTGACAAGGCACGACAGCTGGCAGACGATAGCACTGGCTTCCCATCATTTGCACATGGGCAGACAGGTGTATCAGGTGTAGGTCGTACAGCGTCAGGCATCTCTATGCTGATGAACGCTGCAAGTGGTAGCATCAAGACTGTTATCAAGAACGTAGATGACTATCTGCTACGTCCATTGGGTGAAGGCTTCTTCCGTTTCAACATGCAGTTTGACTTTGACCCTGACATCAAAGGTGACCTAGAAGTTAAGGCACGTGGCACAGAAAGTCTGATGGCTAACGAAGTACGTAGCCAACGTCTGATGCAGTTCTTGGGTGTGGCAAGTAATCCAGCACTTGCACCATTTGCTAAGTTCCAATATATTATTCGTGAGATTGCAAAGTCTCTTGACCTTGACCCTGACAAAGTAACTAACAATATGGATGAGGCTGCTTTGCAAGCGGAACTACTTAAAGGTTTCCAGCAACCAGCTGAAGCACAAGCCCCCGTACCAGGTGCAGACGCAATGGATACAGCTGGCACAGGTGGTGGAACAATCGGTGTAGGACAAGCACCAGTACCAGGTGAACAAGGATTTACAGGAAATAATGGACAAGGAATTACTCAGCAAGCTGAAGCCGTTGGTCAACCACAAGGCATGGGACCACTTCAGTAATTACATTGACCACTTGATTGCTCTACAGGCAAAGACGCTTGAGCAGTCGGACAACAATATCATGATGCACCGTTGCCAAGGTGCGATTGCTACGCTACGTAAAGTGGGCAATCTACGAGAAGAGGTAAAGCAAAACGATGGCTAAAAGTGATTACGATTTTCTGTTAGATGCACTAGCTGTCGATGAGCAGATGACGGTTGAACCAGACCCCGAAGGTATTCTTACAGGTCCTTACGGTGTTGTAATTGACCCACGTGAAACATCTGCTTATGCAAACAATATGCGGATTGCAGAAGAACTTGGCATCGAACTAAATCGTAACACAAGCACAGAAGACTTTGCACGAGTTGCTCGTGGTCTTATTCAGCAACATGATAATGTTTTACGTGACCAAATCCCTAACTATGACCAGCTGTCAAACATCAACAAGTATGTGCTGATTGATACACGGCATAACACAGGACAAACATACAAGGGTCTTGCTAAAGATTTGCTGGCATATCAGGAAAACCCTACAGAGAAAAACGCACGTGCTGTTGTACAAGACTCACGCAGAGTGCAAGGCGGTACAGCGTCAGAGGGTTTGGATAACCGTGTAGCAAAAGTGCTATATCGTGCAGGAGTTGTTGATGATATACCACAGGCACGAGACTATGGTTTGCTACAGGCTACAGATACAGCAGGACTACATCTTCTAGATAGGATGAATTACACGCCACCCAAAGATGACCTGCCTGTTGTAGAGCCGGGTACTACAGATACACAAGAACCTGTATACATGGCTGAACAGAATGAAGATTATACTACTGTTGACAAAGGTGACACACTTAATAAGATTGCGTCTCGTACAGGTCTTGAACTAGAAGAGTTGCTTGCACAGAATCCTCAAATCAAAAATCCTGATTTGATTGAGCCAGGTCAACAGATTTACACAGCAGAGCGTGGTATGCTTTCTGGAGCAGGTGACTTTGTTCAAGGGATAACTAGCGCAATAACAGGTGGCACAGGCACACGACTTGGAATGAATGAGGGCGGTATGGCTAAACAAATGGAAATGTTTGACGATGGTGGGCTGTTGCAGGAGGGCGGCAGTGTTGACCCCTTTTCTGGCAATGACGTTCCTGTGGGTTCTACTCAAGAAGAAGTTCGAGATGATATTCCTGCGCAACTAAGCGAAGGTGAGTTTGTGTTTCCTGCTGACGTTGTTCGTTATCATGGTTTGGAGAAACTTATGGACATGAGACAGGAAGCAAAGCAAGGGCTACAGGTTATGGACGCTATGGGTCAGATGGGCAATTCCGAAGAAGCTATTATCCCAGACGACATTCCATTTAACATTGATGACCTCGATATGGAAGACGATGGTGTACAAGAGTTTAACGTAGGCGGTATGCCACAAGGTGTGGGGCAAGTACAATCTTCCATGACCGACTCTCCTACTGGCGTTGTTGCAACAGCACCAATTACAGGTGCAGGACAGTTTGCACAAGTGCAATCATCTAGCCCATATTCAATGGGACAAGCACCAGCAGGGCAAGCAACAGCACAGCCAGCAGGTACTTTGTCTGCCCAACAGTTAATTCCATCAACAGAACTACGTCAATATATTAATGAGTCTGGTCAGATTATTTCTATTCCGTTTGCTAATGGACAACCAGTGTATCCGATTCCTGCTGGCTTTAAACCTTACTCAGAGCAAGCAGCGACACCAGCAGCACCACCTGTAGCAACTGCACCACCTGCACCAGCACAACAAGATACTGGTGGCGGTGATGATGACCAGCAAGATACTTTTGGACAAGGTGCTACGACAGTTTTTGGTGGGGTGTCAAAAGACGGACTAATTCAAGGTGGTACAACCTACGAAGTATCGTATGACCGTAGCAGTGGTTCTGCACTACCGGGTGTCTTGGGTTTGTTGGGTGGTGGTTTTGACCGAGTTACTCTTACAGATGCAGGTGGTCGTAAGGCTACTATGTCTAAAGATATGTACGACTCACTGAAAGGTAATCGTACATCTAGTTACACAACAGAAACGCTTGAGCGTTTGTTTGACGCTACAGCTGCTGCTGACCAATCTATTCGTCAGTCTGGTGCATTGGATAAAGGTTTCTTGGGTACAGGTATTGGTGGTAACTACAAAGAAATTGAAACAGCAGCCGCTAAAGAAATATATGACGAGTATGGCTTGGACTATAAAGGACAGCCACTTGCAGAAGCATTGATTGTTCAGCAAGAAGCAGAGAAAGAACTGTCTCGTCCTGAAATTAGAACACCAAGTGTTACAACACCAGCAGTTGCAGACATTGCTCCGTTAGGTGACCCATATGATGAACGCACAGGTCCTGTAGGTATTGGTACAGGTCCTTTGCCTGAAGTAAGTCTTACCGCAACAGAAACACTACCAGATGGTACAAAACAACCTGTACAGCGAATAGATGCTACCAATGTAGGCGGTTCTCAATTTGGCTTTGGTGCTATGGCAGATACACGCCCAGCAACAGCAGGGGATGTAGCACGTCTTGAAGGTATGTCTGATGTTAAAGTTGGACAGATGTTGACACCTACAGAGATGGCGTTCTCTGACGAAAGAACAATGCAACGTGTAGATGCACCTACAGTTCCTGTAACTAAAAACGTAGAAGTGTCTACAATTAATCGCTTTGGTAAGTTGACAGACTATCAAAAGGTTGGGGACGACTATTTCCGTGTTAAGGACGATGGTTCTCTTGCGAGTGCGCCAGCTACAGGTCTTACTGCTGCCAACTTGCGTAACCCTGACTCACCTATCGTTACTCGTGGTTCTCGCACAGTAGATACAGGTGAACGTATTGCACTGCCAACACCACGTCCTGACCGTGCGCAACTAGAACGTGACCGTATCTTTGCTGAAGAAACAAGTAGCGCACAAGAGGACATAGACCGCAGGGCATCTGAGCGTCTTGCCGCTGACATTGACCGCAACCGTGCGCAACAAGATGCACTGCAAACAATTCGTGATGCAGAACGTGCGCAACGTGAAGAACAGAATAGACGTGCCGCAGAAGAAGAGTCTGCACAGCGTAATCAAGTACGCCAACGTGCAGAAGACCGAGCAGAGCAACAGCGTGATGCGCAAGCAGGTCGTGGCAATATTGTGACATCTAGTTCTGGTCGTCCTGTCATAGACCGTAGTGGTAACGCTGTCGTAACAACTGCTGGCTCTAAAGTAGATAGAGCAACTATTGAAAAACAAGCTGATGCCATGAGAGCAGAAGCTACGAGGGCAGAAGCGGAGCAAGCGTCTTCTAATGATGATGGTGGTGGTGACAGTGGTGGCGGTAAGATTGTATGTACAGAGATGTATCGTCAGACTGAACTAGACGATTGGGCAAGAGCCATGAAAGTCTGGGACATTTATCAAAGAAAGTACTTGACACCACTACACGAAGTAGGGTATCATTGGCTATTCAAACCTTATGTAAAAGGTATGCAGAAAAGCGGTATGCTTACAAGTCTAGGTGCATATCTTGCCAAAGAACGTACACAACATCTTCGCCATGTATTGACTAAAGGTCGTGCCAAGGACAGCTTGGTAGGCAACCTGTGGTGTAAGATTATTCATCCTATTGTATATGTAGCAGGGAAAATTAAAAATGGCTGAAACTGTTGATGAACTAAAAATGGATATTGTTGAACGCTATGCTGCCTTGTCTGATGACGAGAAAGACGTTATTAGCAGTATGGTAGGGACACAAGAACTTAGGGTCATTGGTAAAGTATTAGGTCCAGAGATTGCAGGTATTGCAAACTTCGGGGCTATGAAACCTGCACCAAAACCTAAGAAGCGTGGATTGGCGACACGTTAATTTCGTCAAGCGTCTGGCTACCTAATCCCCCACCCCGACAGTGGCTACGGTTAGCCCCAGTAAAGGAGTCACCATGAGTGAAGCAGTAATGGCTGAAGATATGAAGCCACAGAAGAAAGTAGCATTTGCATCAAAACCTTATTCTCAGGAAGAACGAATCAAGAAAGAGGAAGAGGAACTAGAGCAACTTTTGAAAGAACAACGTGGGGAAGTAGAAGAAGAAACACCACAAGAGGCCGAAGCAGAACCTGCTAGTGCCGAAGAAAAGACTTTCAAGAAACGCTACGGTGACCTGCGTAGGCATATGCAGGAAAAAGAAAAAGAGTTTCAAGAGCAACTGAAAGAAATTAAAAGTCAACTTTCAGCGGCAACTAAGAAAGAAATGAAACTCCCTACGTCTGATGAAGACCTAGAGGAGTGGTCAAAGAACTACCCAGATGTTGCGGCTATCGTAGAAACGATTGCAATCAAGAAGGCAAAAGAGCAAGCGAGTGAAATCGAAGAACGCCTAAAAGCAATTGACGATATGCAGGTTTCTGCAAAGAAAGAGAAAGCAGAAGTCGAACTGATGCGTTTGCATCCAGACTTTGGTGACATTCGTGAGAGCGATGACTTTCATCAGTGGGCAGAAGAGCAACCACGTTGGGTACAGGAAGCACTGTACGAAAACGATAACGATGCTCGTTCAGCGGCACGTGCAATTGATTTGTACAAGGCTGACCGTGGTATTACAGGCAAGAAGCCAAAGGCTGACAAAGATGCGGCAAAGTCTGTCTCATCTAACAATAGTCGGTCAAAGCCACAGGATAACGAGCAGAATACTTACCTAAAAGAATCACAGGTTCAGGCGATGTCTCCACAAGAATACGAGAAGCGTTCAGACGAAATCATGGAATCAATTCGCTCTGGTAAGTTTATTTACGATATTTCTGGCTCTGCCAGATAAAAAAGTATTGACAAATAGTTAAACGTAAGTATAACTATAGTCATACCTGTGTGGATACAGACTGTCGATAACTGTGTCCACACTTTTTCAGCAAACAAGCATAGCTTACGGATTACCTGAAAAGTATGGCCCGTTGACAACTGAGGCGGCCACCTTAGTACGATACGCACCCATGTCTAATCAGCCTCTGACAAGATTTGTGAGTTTGCATCTGTAGAAAAATGCTAACCTAAAGGAGATGAAACAATGGCATTTGCATCAGCAAATGGGTACGGCAATCTTCCTAACGGCAATTTTTCACCTGTAATCTACAGCAAACAGGTGCAGCTTGCTTTCCGCAAGTCTGCCATTGCTGAAGCAATCACAAACTCCGATTACTTCGGTGAGATTGC